ACTCCCTTGGACTTCTCAAAACTTCTCATACCACCCAGACCAAGCAAGGATAATGTTAATGTCATTAACCCTTCCGTGGGTATGACAGGTATCATTAAGGCAGGAGTCCATATAGCCATAGCCCAGACACAAATAGGCTGGAATACGAATTGCCATCCCAGACCAAAGGCACATATCCACATGATAGCAGGTCTAGCCCCAGCCACAAAGATGGAAGGGTGCTTTGCCTGTTCCTGATTAACAGCTATCTGTGCAAGATTAGCTCTCTGTACCTGTGTCTTCAGTTCATGATTGAGCTTTGCACGTAGATCTTTATCCTCTACGAACTTATCAAGTACGTTATCCACTACACCTACTACTGCTTCTGCAATTCCAAATAGAGCCATCTTATCCTCCTATTAATAAAAATATATTGAACTATAAAATATGATTATGAAACTAAGTACCAGTAATTGCAGTATTAATTCCCAACCTATATCTTTAAATCCTATATAAAGTATGTGTTTTAAATACTCCAGTAGATACAAATCTATCCTCCACTTCTTCAAAAGCTACGTAAACATTAATTCGTTCTCTGTGCTTATCATACCATATTTTGTCTATTAAGTCAAC